CTACTCGTCGTCCTCTTCAAAGGACGCGAAGAGATCACCTTGGTCGCGAGCAATTACTGCCAGACGCATTCTCTTAACGACCTTATAGACAAACGCCAGGGAGAGATTGTATTTCCTGGCAAGCTCGCGCTGGTTACGCCCTGTGCATTCATCAAAGAGTTGCTGATGTAGTTTCGAGGCCTGCAGGTGGATGCCTTTGGGCATGTAAAGAACCTGCCCACCCCAGACATTTGCCATGAGCATCGCCACTTCACTGCCATGTGCTTCCGCGAGTTCAGGGCTGACATCAAGTGTCTCCCTGGCAGACTGGGCTACATGGTCGGCTAGGGTCTGGAGGAGTTCACCCGGTGCGCTACAAGGTGCTTTCATACGACCTCCTTATTGGTTACACGACGCTGCCATTGCTTCAGGTTCTCGATCACCCGGCTCGCCTGGGTGGCGCTGAGCCACTGCAGCGCAGACACCTTGGTCATGCTTTTCACGAAGTTGGCCAGCGCCTCCTCGGACGGATCGCGAACCGCACCCAGGTCGTGCAGCTCCAGCCATAGCGACCGGATCTTCCTGGACTGCTCATCATTGGCCCGTGGCCGCGTTCCTGCCTTGTTTGGACGGGGCTTGAAACCCCGCTGCTTGAGCTGCTCCAAAACCCTCTGCAGGTTTGGAACACTCAAGTCAGCGGTCGATGTCGCGCCGTCCAATCCGGTCATTCCAGACAGCATCAACCGATAGGTTTCGTCATCCATACGCATCTCGCGCCGCGCGACATGGATCAGCTTGATGTAACGCAGCCTGGTTGGATTGTTGGGCGCGACGTTCATGCCCATGTCATTCCCCCCGGAACTCAAGATTGAGATCAACCTCGATATCTGCGCTTACCAACCGAATACCACACCACCCGAAAGCTGACCCCTTTACAGTTCCACCCCAGCCTTCATCGTTCTGTAGGTTGTCACGCGTCCAATGACCTGCAGCCCTTTCGTCAGAGCAGACACCGCCACCCATCTCCAAAAAGGCGTAGACCAGATGCTTAGCTGCCATCTTTATGACGACCATGACAACATCGCCATCCTCATCGCTGAGGCGCTCTTCAGCACTGGTCCAGAATTCGTTGATCTCGGTGGCTCGCTCTATAGTCAGAATGTCGTGGTCGACCTCCAGAGTGATGCTCCAGTCCTTCCAGCTATCCATCAGTGTGTGTTTCTTGAGGTTGGTCATCTCACACCCCTGCCAAAGTCAGGTTGATAGGCAAGTACTGATCGGTATTGCCCTGGCGCTTATAGGCACGGATGTAGACGGCAGTGCCGTTGACCTGGATGGAGTCTTTCAGTGCCTGCATGGCCTTTTTCCAGTCGGGATCATCGATCTCAACGCGCAATAAACTGAGCACATCCTTGACCATCAGTTGCCCCTGGCGGTTGGCCCTGAATGCGCGGTCAACCAGCACCCGCAGGTGGCTGTTGGCGCCCTCGGACCAGGCACTGATGCATTGGTTGATCAGCTCTTTAGCGGCGAGGATTTCCTCGGTAAAGACAACCCGGTCGGCATAGGCCCGCTCGATCTTGAACTCGCCGTCGTAGGTGGTGATGGATACGTTGCCTTTCTGACCGCCAAGCGTTACGCCGTAGCGCTCTGAGGAAACGGCTACTAGATCGGCAACATCGGCCAATGCTTTTTTCTTGAAGCGAGCCAACGCTGCGCTGAGTTGCTCAGCCTCAGCGCCGAGATCACGGGCGACACAATCACGTAGCTTGTCGTGTTCGCGTACCTGGTCAACCGGGACCAGGTGGCCAATGGCATTGCGAACGAAGCCCGCAGGAATGGTGATATCAGTCATGGCGTTGTTCCTTTTGGAGGCTCGCTGCAGCGCGGTCGAGCCGATCGATTTCAGCGAGGATCAAGGCACCAGCCTTGACCAGGTTTCGGCGTTGGTCGCGAGGTCTCCAGGACGCGGCCATCCAAGGCCAGGCCTCTGGAACAATGCGCATGACGCCCTCGATTTCAGTGGCCTGGACAAATGCCTCGGTGGCGTAACAAGCAGCTGCGATAGCGAGATCACCATCGATGTACTCGTCATCCTGCTCGGGATAGAAGCATTCCACCTGGATCTGGCGGATACGCTCAGCCAGTACGCTCTGCAGGGACGCAGGCGCCTTTTGCGCGTACTCCGTTTCGCTGAAAGCCGCGTGGTCCTGCGCAATCAGGCGGTAGATGTCGCGAATGACGCTGTCATCTTCAATGGCGCCGTCAAACGCTTGGTCTACGATCCAGGCGAGCAACTGTCCATTGATCTCAGCAGGCATGCCGCCGACAGATAGGCCATAGCGGTCAATGTGTATGAGCAGCAAGGAGACGTGTTCCATCGCCTCGCCCCAAAACATGGTTGGGCTTTCATGGCTGACGGCGTCACGGAGGGCAGCGATGGCAGTGACTATAGATTGGTTCATCAATGCACCTGCCTTGCGGCTCGTTGCGCCGCTTGTTGCTGTTGGTAGTGGGCAGCGAGGCGCTGAATTTCGCTACGGAGAGCGCTGTAGTTACCGGCGAGTTGCAGCCTGGCCAGGCTGATCAAGATGCGGTCGAGCGCGCCGGCCTGCTGTTTCAACTCAATGATCAGCAAGTCCTTGGCAAACAACTCGCCATTGGCCCGTTTCAGCTCGGCTCGTACTTCCTGCTCGTCCAGCAGGTCCGGGTTGCACTGCGTCGAGCAGGCGTGAACAGTGACTTCGCTCATTGCGTTTGCTCCTTCACCGGCTCGAACCACACGACATCGATTCCCCGAATCGTCACGGTGCTATAGATGAACGTCCCCCGAGTGCTGTAGCGGACGCCGCGCAGTTCGTGCCCGAAGCGACGGCTCAGCAGATCGACGCAGTCAGGGCTGATAAAGATCTTGTTGTCCGCCAGTACCAGGTGCTGAGGCTGAATGCCCGCCTCGCGCAGGCTGCGGCCCAGGTCGTTGAAAGCCGCCAGCCTTTCACAAAAAGCGCTATCCAGGGTGCTGGGAGCATCCGGTACTGGTTGTACGAATGGGTTCATCTCACACCCCCTTCACGACATCAGCGGTGACCACGGGTACGCCCAGTTGGGCAGCCAGGTTCATCGCAGCAATAACCAAGTTGCCAATGGCCAGCGGATACAGCAGCGAAACCGTCTCATCGCGGCCACCGCGTCGGCTGGGCTGGGACAGACGTTCAGCAATCGCCTGGATGCCGCTGGCGTCAATGATTTCCGCAAGCGTCTTGCCTGCACGGTCGAAGCGGAACTTCAGGAACTCTTCCAGACGTGCCCCTTCAACGGGCTCCAAGGTCACACGCTCGCAGCGCTGTACGACCTCGCGCACATCGGCGTTACGCTCACTGAGTTTCACGTCCAGCTCGGGCTGGCCGATCATGATGATGCTGACCAACTTGGTGAAACCGACTTCCAGCTCAAGAATGCGCTTGAGGTGCTTGAGCGTCGGGATCGGCAGGCTGTGGGCTTCCTCGATCACCAGACAGTGGCGGTAACCGGCTGCATGGGACTCCTTCAGAGCCTTGTGCAACTGAGCGAAGCGCGCCTCAGGGCTGCTTTTTGGCTTGGCCAGGGGCGACACCGCCGCCATCATCGACTCGGCGATATGAGTGCTTTTCAGGGACTTGCCCTTGGTGTCATTGTCTTCGGACGCCAAAACATAGGGCTCAATGATGATCACCGGGTCACCGCTGTCGGCTATGCGGTTTACCAGGTCACGGCGAAGAGTGCTTTTACCGGCCCCCGACTCACCCACGACAGCGAGGAAACCACCGTGCCGTGCCGTCTGATACATGATCTCGCGGACATAGCGAATATCAGGGCTAACCCACATGTCCTGGGCGCATTGCAGCTCATCAAATGGGTCACGGAAAAGGCCGAAGGCTTTTCGGGTACTTGGCTGTAAGGTCTGTTTTGGCAGTAACATAGGTTCGTCCTCCCCGGACGGCTCTTTCACTAGGGCCGGATCTGCCGTGTTGGCGCACGGCAGATCCACTTCTTCAAAGGCGTTGGCGATATCGGCATCGTTGGCGCCGCATTCGGTCAGGAATACGCGGATACGCCCCTGCAGGTCTTCGCAGTCCAAGCTGCGCGGCCACTGACCGTGGTTCAGCAACTGGGCGACTGTCGCGTCACTGAGCTTCAGCGACTCGGCCAAGGCCGTTTGAGGTTTACCGATTCCTTGTAAAACGTGCTTGAGCTTCAACATCACTCACCTCCAACCGCAGCCAGCACCAGGCTGAGCGGCTTGCGCATGACCTCAACAGGTCGTTTCAGCTCCGCCTCAATGGCGTCGAGCTGCTCATGGGGAACTCCTTCTGGATACCGCTGCTGCAGCAGACTGAAACTGTCAGCCGACCAAAGATTGCCCAGGCGTGGGCGCAGCAGCTTTGCGGCTTCAACATGGCTGAGCGGCGCCAGCTCGACAGCCGGGGCATTGACGTTGAGCGACGTACCGCGACGCGGCATGTAAGACGGCAACACCGTGTCGTTGATGTGTTTGTGAGGGTCGATCAGGCCGCCGAACGGAACGGCCTTGGCCTTGCGCGAAGCCTCTGCGTCGGCCTGGTTGGTTGTACCGGTGGCGATCTGCTCCAGGACTTTGCGCGACTCCTGCGCAGGGGTGTCAGCATGGCGCTTGTACTGTTCGCCAATGAGGGCCGAGGTCTCAGCAAACCCGAACTGATCGATTCCGATCCGGTCGATCACGTGGTAGTGCTCACGGCCATCCTCACCCACCAACACAGCGATGGCAGTATCCGTGTCACGCCAGCAATTGCGGGTGATCAGGAGCTTTTCACCCACCATCACATCAGGTACTGAGCTGACATCGAACTGAGCGCCGCGAAACGAAACCCGCAACAAGTTGCTGACCTTCCGGTACTCGGGCGTGCTAACAGCCAGCTCACGGCAGACCTCAATGCTCGGTGCCAGGCGCAGTTGCTCCTGCTTGATCAATTGCCAAACGCCGTACCGGGTGCGCCGGGTCCGGGTGTGAATCGCAGTCGCGTTGTAGTACCGCATCCACTTTCCGGCCCAGGTATTGATCTGTTCCAGGCTGTTCGCTGCCTGAAACTTCAACGCACTCTCAAACTCCCGTTCAACGATGTTGTGCGCTTGTTCGACCTGACCCTTTGCCCGCGCATTGCCGACCTGGTTGATGATCAGCTCAATGGACATGGCGCGGCACAGGTTACGGAAAATGCCGCTGGTCATGGCCGCACCTGGGTCGGTCATCAGCATCCAAGGCACGCCGTGGAATGGGTCCGCCTCGTGACGCTTTTGCATCGCGTTGATCAACACGTTGCACAGGTTTTCTGCGGACTCCGCCCCCAGGACATACTCCAGATACAAGGTGCCACTGGTGTGGTCCGTGATGACGTAGCGCCAAAGGCGTTGACGCTCGATTTTCTTCAAGTTGCCGGGCTTGCCGTCATAGAACTCGGCCTTGCTCATGACCTGGGCGCCGCTGTCGGCGAGGTAGAACTGCGTCGAGATCGATGCGTCAACCTGCCAAACGTGGTTGGGGTGATTGCTGGCCAGCGACACTGCGGGAGCATCCTGCAGCAGTTGGTCCGGGTGCAGCTTGTAACCCTGTAGGGCGCGGCTGATGGCGCCACTGGTCAGCGGTCGAAACAGCCCTGTCGCCTCATCGACTCGCCCGGCCAGGATCAAGCCGTTGCTCCGCAGGCGTTCAACAGCGCGCTCAATCGTGGACAACTGCTTGTTGTTGGCTCGGATCGACTCCAGCAACATCGCTGATATCAGCCGAGCTTCATCCAAAGGCAAGGCGCTGTTGCCTGCGTCACTACGGCGTTTACGCGGCTTCGTTACTCGGACCTCCTTCAGCTTGCGCTGAAGTGTTTGAATGGAAACGCCCAGCTCAGCTGCGCCTGCCTTGTAAATTGCAGTGCGCTGACCGTGCGGAGCGCTCTCCGCACGCAAGGCGATCTGTGCCAGTTGCTGGGTCAGTACCGGATTCATGGATTAAGCCTCGGCCTGGCCCATCCAGGCCGGGGCGCCCCCTTGCTGGTCGTGCAGGTGAAACTCGCTGCGCAGGGTAGCCAGGGTGGTTTCGAGTTGAAGGATCAGGTCCGCCTGGTAAGCTCGGTGATCTACGCCATGTTCCTCACCGTGTTCAGCCATCTTGGAAAAGCCTTCACGCAATTCGCCCAGGATCTTTGCCTCGACTTCAAACTGCAGTGCGACAATCTCTGTGCGCAGCTCTTTGAGGACATCGTCAGGGGTGGCGGTCTGGATGCGTTTACGGTGCTTCTCCAGCTCCTGCTTGGTGCTGTCCAGTTCTTTGGTTTTCTTCGCCATGACTTCGCTCTGCGCTTCGTAGTCGGCGTTGGTTTCGTCCAGGCGTTTGCCCAGCTCTTCCTTTTCCTTGGCGTGCTTGGCAATGATTTCTTCGGCGAGATCAAGGAAGGCGTCCTTGTCACCGGTCTTGGCCACTTCAATCAGGGCCGATTTTTGGTCTTCTGGAAGGCGGCGGTACTGGCGCATTTCGCGGTAGCCGATGCCCATGCGGGACATGGAATCGAGGGCTTCCTCACCTAGCGCTCGGAGATTCGAAATATCCTCATCAGTCTGCGCTACAGATCTGCCAAGTAGTCCGCAAAACTCGTCCCACGATCCAGACAAGAATCCCTGACCGTCAGGAGTTTTTTTACCCTTCAATACTTTGTAGAGCTTGTTTTCCTTGACGTAAGCAAGTTTGGAAGTCCTGACGGTCAGGGAAAATTTGGCAAACGAGTCAGCCATTTGAGCCTGACCAAGCAACTGATTCAGGAGGTCTCGCTCTTCACTGTGCGAGGCAAGTATCGCCGCCATTGTGTTTTGGTTCGCGGTGAGCATCTCGCCATTCAGGACTGGCAGATCGACTGTTTCTACAGGTTGGGCTTTAGTACGTGCCATGGTGTTCTCCTTAGTTCATCGATCCAGCAGCTATGCGTTGATTGATTTCCTGCATGCGGTTAGTCAGGCGGGCCATATGCTCGGCGTGGGCCTGGGCGATCTGCAGCACACCCACTGAGTGAGCAAAACGACCGTTGTCCAGCTTCACCGCAAGCCCCTCCTCGATCAGGGTCTGCATCGCTCGCGTGATGTTGCTCGGGCTGTCCTGGGTGAGTTGGGCCAGATCGTTGTTGCTAAGGCCGGTCACGGTGTGGCCCTTCAAAGCCTTGAGGACTCGCAACACGCGCGCGGCGGCTGAGACGGTGCGGCTCATGGCTGCCCCTCCAGTTCAAGTTGTGGGTGTTGGGTTTGGCTGACATTGCCTCGGTGCCAAGCAAGCCCTTCCATTGCGGCTTGTATGGCCGCCAGGGTTTCGTCGGCTTCACAGTTCTTGGAATAGAAGGCGAGCAACCTGCCGGCTGCTGTGGTGAGAAGCTCCTGCAGAGCCTGCGTGTCCTGGGCCGTGCAGTTCCGGCCCGTAGGTACGTCAATGGTTAACCGACCAGCGCTGGCTGCAATCCAGCGAGTGACGTAGTCACAGCCACAGGCCCGTTCATAAGGACGAATTAAGTTGGCGGGCATACGGCCTGTCTGCAGCCACTTGTAAACCGACCAGTGATCAGCCACCCCCATCTCATCGGCGATACGCTCGACACCTTTGTTATGGGCGTCCTTGGCGAAGTCCTTGCACAGTTCCAGTGCATGACGCAGTGAGGTGGGTTGGATGTTCTTCCAGCGACGGCGGCTCATTGGAAGGACCTTTCCGATAGATGCTCCAAAACTTCTGAACTTTTGCAGCTATGCAAAGTGATTGCGTTGGATGCAATGTTTTGGGGTACATTCCCCAACACGGATTTGAGAAATGAACGACCGTATTGAGAAACTTGAGGCGCAGGTGAATGCATTGGCGCAGAGCTGGTTACGTCTCGCCGCAGCGCTTGAAGTTCAAGGGCTTGTTTCGCCCGGAGGGCTCCACGAGGCGTTGCTTTCGGTCCGCTGGCCTGGGCAGCCCATAGAGGCTGAAGCGACCAGGACATTGGCTTGGCTGTGCGATCACTTGAGCGAAGCACAGAAAGTACGACGATCTGTGGCGCCTCAAGCCTCAAAGGGCAAGTACGGAACTGCGATGCGGTAGCCATTACGCCGCCAATGCGGCAGTCGGCTTGAGGCCGAGCTTCACCGCAATATCATGGGCCTTGCCGTAATTGGCTTTGGCCTGGCCGTTGAGTACGCGATACACCTCGTTGCGGGTGTAGCCGTTTTCTTTGGCCCATTGAGTGAACGTTTTTCCAGCGCGTCGGAAGTTTTCCTTCACCTGGTGAGCGGTTAGGGCTTTGGCATGGGTGGCCATGGTGGTGGCTCCTGTGATGCAAAGATGGTTGATGTTTGTTTGATCGATTATGAGAACTGTAGTTCTCTTTTTCAAGGGGTTTTTGTGTCTTTTTCTTCTCTTTCAGCTGAGCGCATGAAGGAAGAGCGTGTTCGTCTTGGTCTTAAACAGGCCGAAATCGCTGAAATTTGTGGTGTTTCTCGCGAAATATGGGGGCGTTATGAGCGAGGCGCTACCGTTCCTGGTGGAGATGTATTGTTCTCTTTTGCTCGGGCGGGTGCCGATGTTCAATTCATCCTCACAGGTGGGCGAGCTGGCTCGGGCGACGTCACTAAAAGTGATGTGATGGCGGGAAAAATTGATGTGGATCGCCTGGAGCGAATTACTGAAATGCTTGAGAAAGCAGCCCGATTGGCAGGCAAGCAATGGACAACAAAAAAGCTGGTGGCTATTGCTTCGGAGGTCTACAACGTTCTCAGCGCAGATCAAGAACTGAGTGAGCCCCAGATGGAACGAGTCTTAAAGTTGGTGGTAAATCGCTGAATTAGCAAAGGAGCGTTATGCGAGGCGATGAAGAGTTAGTAGCCAAACTTTCGGCTAGGCTCACTGAAGAGATTGAGAACCTGCCTAATGATGGGAAAGATCACGAGCTGGTTATTAAAATTAAAGGTAATCACGGGAATATAAATCTCGGAACCCAAAACTTTGAAATAAATTCGACCAAGCAACCTCCACCTCAAGGAAGCGACAGGTCAAGAGAGTGCCCGCAATGCGGAAAAGTCACTTGGCGATATACCAAGTTATGCATGCACTGTGACTACAATTTACATAACCACGACCAAGTTGAGGCCGAAGAGCGCGAGAGAAGAGAGGCTGAGGAGTATAAAAAAAGGCTCGATACTTTTATGCTGAAGCTTCTTTTAGTCTTGATTTTTATCGCCGTCTTTAGCTACGCCATCAAGGACTATCTCCCCGCGACAATGAGGATTTGGTCCATGGTGGTCACAGGTGTGAGCGGCCTTTTTGCTTTTGTAGTCTTGGCTTCCTCTGGTAAGTAGATTGGCTAGGGTCATACTAATAATTTGCCTGCAAGTAGTCATAGATGGTTATTCTCAGGCCCGCGTCTGCCCAGATCGGCGTCAACAACAAGGATGTTACAATTGAGAACTCTAATTTTTGTTTTTGCAGCTTTGTTCTCCGTAGCCGCAGTCGCGGAAACTGTCGCAGAGAAACTCACTATCGTGAGCCTCGATAAAGACGTTGAAGCAAGCTCCCCAGAGGTCAAACGAACCCAAGTGGCTCTGACAAGGGCAATGACCGTTTGCAATGTTGAAAGTGAGGCCAAGCTTGCGGACATTGTCTGGTTCATTACAAAAAAAATACGCTCTGAGGGGCACTATGCAGAAGCAACAGACCTCATTGAAGGTGTGAACGCCGTACTCTTAGGGACAAAGGAAAAGCAAGACTGTACTGAGCTTCTTTCTTTGTATGCGGTGAATCGAATCCAGGGCAGCACGCACTCAGATGCTGTTGCAGGTGGGCGAGGCTTATATCGTGGGATGGGGCTCGTGAAATGAGGGGCCTAAACAGACGTTAACCAAGACTTAGTTCTCTTTAAACTCGATTAAAAGCCTTCCTGTACCACGCCGCCGAGAATGGCGGCGTGTGTATTTCTGGCGCCTGAAACCCCCGGCGCCTTTACAGGAGGCGTCCCATGCGACCCGAAAGCCCTCGCGGTATCCGCAACTTCAACCCCGGCAACATTCGCCATGTCAAAGGCACCCGCTGGCAGGGAATGTCAGCGAACCAAAATGACCCCGCATTCGTTCAGTTCACCGGCGCCCAATGGGGCATCCGTGCCCTAGCCAGGACGCTGATCACCTACCAAGACAAGCACCAGCTGCGCACCATCCGCCAAATCATTGGCCGTTGGGCACCGCCGAACGAGAACAACACTGAGAGTTATATTCGCCAAGTCGCTACCCGCGTGGGCGTATCCCCCGATACCAGGATCGATGTGTACGACTACCGCACCATGCGGGCTCTGGTTGAGGCAATTGTTCGTCATGAAAACGGCTCCGGCCCACTTCCCGAGGGCAATTGGTACGGAGAGTCGCTGGTAAACGATGGCCTGCACCTGGCCGGAGTCGTCCCCGACGCCTATCACGGGGAGCAGGCATGAAGCTGATCGACAACTGCCATTGCTGCTGGAAGCTCCATAGCGTCCAGCTGGCTATCGTCATCGCATTGCTGGGCCTCCTGCAGGTAACAATCCTGCCCATGTGGGAGGCCCAGCTTTCCCCCTCGACCTACGCGACAGTCAACAGCGTGTTGGCCGTGCTGCTCTTCCTGGCACGGCTGGTGAAGCAAGGGCCGGATCAAGGGGGCATCCCATGAACCTGCTGGCCCGCGTGTTCAACCATCTGTTGTCGCTACTCCCACGCTCCTGGTCATCGCCAGGCGTGGCGAGCTGGCACGGCCCCCAGCCGCTGACTAAGGCCAGCAAGCCTCGTGTTGCCGCTATTCGTCGTGCTGCACGAAAGGCACGTAGCCGTAGGAGCCTCAACCATGGGCGTACTTGAAGTCTTGCGCCGCTACGCGCCAGTCCTGCTTGCGTTTGCTTGGGCGATCTCTGTGCTGATTGCTTTCACTGCAGGCGATAAAGGTGCCACCGCTCGTGAGCGCGCAGTGGGCAACGAAGCCTTGGCAAGGCTGGAGCGAAAGCACGCGGATCAGCGTGCTGATTTGGCTCAGGCGAATCTTTCGGCGCTTCAGGAACAGGCCGAGCGCGCGGACCAGGTTGTCCGGCAACTGCAGCAAACCCAACAGCAGCTTTCCGACGCACATCAAGAGCTTCAGGAGCACATCCCCAATGTCACAACTGTCTATCTACCGGGGCCTGCTGCCAAGCCTGCTCCTATCCCTCACTGCGTGTTTACTGCTGGCTGGGTGCGCGACTTCAATCTCGCCCTCGGTGGAGCCGATCTGCCTGCCGCCGCCTCAGCTACCAACACCACCGTCCATGATGCAGCCGCCTGGGCAGCCCCCGGTTCTACGCAAGAACTACTGGAAAGCGGCGTCACCCCCGCAGACATCCTCGCTTTCGCCCAGGACTACGGTCGTTGGGCCTTGGGTATCCGTGCCCAACTCATCGCGTTTCAACACAAGGACTGACCGCATATGGATGTAGCTGATCTGGCTCAAGACAACGACTTCAACGAAGCCGCGTTGCAGATTCACAACACCAGGACACAGCGCCGCTCAGGACCTTCGGCATATCGCTGCGAAGAATGTGGCGATGCGATTCCAGAAGAGCGCCGCCAGGCCGAGCCTGGAACTGAGCACTGCGTGGACTGCAAATCAGCACTTGAGCACCTGCGTAAGCGAGGGATTCGATGAACCTCAATGAACTGAACTTCGGCTTTCAGACCGTGCAATGGCTGATGTTAACGGTACTGAGCATTTACACCTGGATGACCAAGCGACAGGCCGCCAGTGCTCAGGAACTGCTGGAGCTGCGTACTCGCATTGTCGCCCTGGAAGAGCACGTCCGGCACCTGCCTGACCAGACTGCCGTCACTGACCTTTTGGGCGACATGAAGGCGGTACGAGCCGAGCTGTCGGGGGTCAAGGAAGCGCTTGGCCCTTTAGCCCGCTCGCTGGACCGGATCAATGATTACTTGCTGCGAGAGAAGACATGACCCAATACGCCGAATTTCTACGTCAGGATTATCGCCTGGTCATTCTTCGCCTGCTGGGCGAGATGGGCGGCTACCGTGCCAACAGCTCGGTGCTGACTATGGCCCTGGACAGCTACGGCCATACGCTAAGCCGTGATCAAGTGAAAACCGAACTGCACTGGCTAGCGGAACAAGGCGCCTTGACGCTGGCTGATGTCGGCCCTGTCCTGGTGGCGACCCTCACCGAGCGCGGCCAGGACATCGCCGCAGGCCGAGCTCGTGTGCCAGGCATCAAGCGGCCAGGGGCATAACCATGGCAGGCAAGTCGTCCATCAATCGTCTGCCGCCGATGGTCAAGGCGTACATCCAGAAGCTCTTGCGCGAAGACCGCATGACGTTGGATGACATGCTGTCTGATATCCGGTCGCGCTTTCCTAACGAAAAAGCCCCCAGCCGTAGCGCACTGGGGCGCTTCAAGCTGGGTTTTGATCTACTGACTGAGAAGGCCCGACAGCACCGTGAGCAAGCCGAGGCCTTCGTGGGCGCCTTCGGGGAAGACTCATCCGACAAGACCGGGGCGTTGCTGGTCGAAGCGATATCGACCCTGGCCTACCAGGCCGCTGTGGGTGCTCACGAAAAGGATGATGTCACCACCAAGGAAGTGGCCGATCTGGCGCGGGCGGCGAAGAACACTATGCAGGCCCGCACCCTGAGTATCAAGGAGCGCCAGGCCATCGAAAAGGCCGCTCAGGAACGCCTGGTGCGCGAGCAGCAAGGCAAACTGGACGAGCTGGGCAAGTCGGGCGCGTTGTCAGCAGACACCCTGCAACGCATTCGACAAGAGGTCTATGGGCTATGAGCATCCTGCAGCCCGCCGTACCGCTGTTCGCCTACCAGAAAAAATGGCTGCGCGACCGTGAGCGTTTCAAGATCGGCATGTTTGCCCGCCAAACCGGCAAGACCTTCACCAGCACCCTGGAAATCGTCGATGACTGTTTCGAGGCTGAATCCCGTGGCGGTCGTACTCGCTGGGTCATTCTGTCCCGTGGCGAACGCCAGGCCAAGGAAGCCATGGACGAAGGGGTCAAGAAACATTGCCGCGCCTATAACCTGGCGGTGCAGGAGATCGAGGGCGAGTTCAAAGGGGCCTCTGGCGAACGCTTCACGATGTTGGATGTGGTCTTGCCGGGCGGTTCGAAGATCACTGCCTTGCCCGCCAACCCCGATACCGCACGGGGTTTTAGCGCCAACGTGTTCCTGGACGAATTCGCCTTTCACCAGGACAGTCGGAAGATCTGGACGGCCTTGTTTCCCGTGATCTCCAACGGCTGGAAGCTGCGCATCACGAGCACCCCGAACGGCAAGGGCAATAAGTTCTATGAGCTGATGACTGACAAGAAGCTGGCCGAGATCTGGTCGCGGCATACGGTCGATATTCACGCTGCTGTTGCTGACGGTCTGCCTCGGGACATCGAGCAGATGCGCGCCGCCCTCAATGATGAGGATGCCTGGGCGCAGGAATTTGAATTGCAGTGGCTGGATGAAGCCAGTGCCTGGTTGAGCTTTGAACTGATCAACGATGTGGAACATGACCAGGCCGGTCGCCCGGAGCTGTACAGCGGTGGGCCGTGTTTTGTGGGTGTCGATATCGGCATCCGCAATGACTTGTACGTGATCTGGGTGCTGGAACAGGTTGGCGATGTGTACTGGACGCGGGAAATCATCACCCGTAAACGCGCGTCCTTCCTGGAGCAAGACACCCTGCTCGATGACGTGTTCGCCCGTTACCGGGTGTTGCGTTGCTGCATTGACCAAACCGGTATGGGTGAGAAGCCCGTGGAAGATGCCAAGCGGCGGCACGGCTCGATGCGGGTCGAAGGGGTGGTTTTCAACACCGCCAGCAAGCTGACCATGGCCACCCGAGGCAAGGAAGTGTTCCAGGACAAACAGATTCGCATCCCCCTGGGTGACACCGAGTTGCGTAACGACCTGCACAAGCTTCAGAAGGTCGCGGGGCCTACAGGGGCGCCACGCTTTGTGGCCGAATCCGATGTGGCCGGTCACGCCGACCGGACCTGGGCGGGCTTTCTCGCGTTGAATGCCAGTGATGGCCCGAATGGCCCAGTCACCGTTAAGTCTCGCCGTCCTCGCCAGGGCGCCCGCATCACCCAGGGGTACGCATGAATCAGAAAGGTGTGTGGGTCACCCCCACGGAATTCGTCAACTTCGCCGAGCCGAAACATAAGGGCCTGACCGAACATATCGCCAGCCGTGCGCGCAGCTTCGATGCGCAGGCGCTGGGTATGTATCTGCCCAACCCCGACCCGATCCTCAAGGCTCAGGGCAAGGACATTAAGGTTTATCGGGATCTGCGCAGCTCGGCCCTGGTCGGCGGCAACATCCGCCGCCGCAAGTCGTCAGTCCTCGCCCTGGAGCGCGATCTGAAGCGCGGCAACGCCCCGGTGCGGGTTGAGCGTTTCGTACGGGACTGGCTCGCCGACCTCGATCTCGACCGCATTATTCGCGAGATGCTGGACGCGCCACTGTACGGGTTCCAACCCATTGAACTGATGTGGCGTCCGGTCGGCATGAACATCGTGCCCGAGGATCTGCTGGGCAAGCCCGCCGAGTGGTTCCTCTACGACCAGGAGAACAACTTGCGCTTCCGTGCCCGCGATGCCGGCTTGACTGGCGAGCTGTGCGATCCGCAACGCTTTGTTGTGGCCCGTCAGGATGCGACCTACAACAACCCGTATGGCTTCGCCGATCTGTCCATGTGCTTTTGGCCAGTGATTTTCATGAAGGGAGGCCTGAAGTTCTGGGTCCAGTTCACCGAGAAGTACGGATCACCTTGGGTGATCGGTAAACACCCTCGCGGGGCCAGTACCGGCGAAACTGATTTGCTGCTCGATAGCCTGGAAGCAATGGTTCAGGACGCAGTTGCCGTTATACCGGATGACTCCAGCGTCGAGATCATGGAGGCTGCAGGTAAAGCTGGCAGCGCCGATGTCTATCGCGAGTTGCTGGTCTATTGCCGTAGTGAAATCAACGTTGGCCTGCTGGGACAAAACCAAACAACCGAGGCCAACAGCAACCGGGCCAGCGCAACAGCAGGCCTGGAGGTTACCAAGGACATCCGCGACGGCGACAAGGGCATTGTTGCCGCGACCATGAACGCGGTCATACGCCGGTTGGTGGATCTGAACTTCGGCGAGAACGTCATCGCGCCTGTGTACGAACTATGGGAACAGGAGGAGATCGACAAGACCCAGGCTGACCGCGATAAGTCCCTAACTGAAGCAGGCGTGAAATTCACACCTCAGTATTGGAAGCGCACCTACAACCTGCAGGATGGCGACCTGGACGAGACTCAAGCTCCAACCGAGTCTCCAGAATTTGCCGAGGCATCCCTCGCGCCTATTCTCGACCAGGTAGCACTTGATCAAGCCATCAACAGCCTTCCCGCTGAATTGCTCCAGGAGCAGAGTGAACAGGTCGTTGCCTCTGTGATCGATGCACTGCTACGCGCTCGCACCGATACCGAGGCGCTCGGCCTGCTTGCGGAGCTGCATCCGACGATGGATGACCAGGCCCTGCAGGAGAACCTCACGCGATTGCTGTTCATGGCTGGCACATGGGGTCGGCTGAGTGCCAGTGTGGATCGGGACGACTGATGACAACCACAAACACGAGCCCAACCCCGGCTGACCTCAAGGCCATCTTCGGCCTTGAGCCCAAAAACGCTGTGGCCTACCTGAAGTCCAAAGGCTATGCGCTTACTTGGAACTGGCAGGAGATGCTCGACCAGGCGCACGACAAAGCCTTTACCGTCGCCAAGGCCATGCGCCTTGATCTGCTGTCGGACATTCGTGGTGCGCTGGAGACTGCCTTACAGGAAGGTCAGACCCTCAAGCAATTCATTGCAGCCCTGCAGCCCACACTTGAGTCACAAGGCTGGTGGGGCAAACAGGTGATTGTTGATAGTCAGGGTGTCGGCGAGTTGGTCCAGTTGGGCAGCCCGCGCCGTCTCAAGACCATCTATCAAACCAACCTGCAGAGCGCGTACATGGCCGGGCGTAAAGCTGAGATGGAGCAAACCACCGAGACCCATCCGTACTGGATGTATGTGGCGATACTGGACGGCAAGACGCGGCCCAGCCATCGTGCGCTAAGTGGCAGGGTGTATCGCCATGACGACCCGATCTGGTCGGCGATCTACCCGCCCAACGGATTCAACTGCCGTTGCCGCGTGACGGCGTTGAGCGAGTCTGCGGCCAAGCGCCGGGGCCTGAAGGTCGAGTCGAGCGAGGGGCGTCTCTTCACAGAGACTGTGGAAACAGGCATCGACAAGCGTACCGGCGAAGTCCGCACAGCGTCCGTGACCGGCATCCGTACCACCGATGCAGCGGGCAAGCCCATCACCTTCCGTACTGATCCGGGATTCAATCACGCACCGGGTACTGGCTTGGCGGATGTTCTAAAACGGAAACAAGCAGCAGCTGCTGGAGAGACTTGAGATGTTCACCGTTGAACTGGATCACCAACGCCTGCAGGCGGCCTTGCGTCGGGTTGAGTGGGCAGTAGGCGATCTGGCGCCACTGATGCGCGGCATCGGCGCCGAGCTGGCCAGCCAGACCGAGGAGAACTTCAGCGAGGAAGGTCGGCCCGACTGGGAAGACCTGTCCGATGTCACCACTGCACGCCGGGAGAAAACCGGTAACTGGCCTGGGCAGATGCTGCAGGTCAGTTCGGCAGGACTGGCCGCTTCGATCACAACACGGGCGACCGATAGCTCGGCCCTGGTCGGCAGCAACAAACCTTATGCCGCCATGATGCAGTTCGGGGGTAACCAGTCAGACTTCCCGCACCTGTGGGGTGACATTCCAGGTCGCCCATACCTGCCTATGGACGCCGAGGGCGAGCTGCAGCCCGAAGCAGAGGAAGCGATCCTGGAACTCGCGTTGAACCACATAGAAAGAGCTGCCCGCCTGTAAGGCTCTTTGAGGGGGTTTAGCAACGTTGCTACACCGATTCATCATCAGGGTCTTTGGACGCTACCGTAAAGCTTTATAAATGCTTTTGCTGGGCTTTATGCTGCCAAACAGCAGACTAAACTGCGCTTGTGGAGAACCAAATGAACAAAATGGAAGAAGAGGTTGTTTACTTGACCGCTGTGGTCGAGATGATTAGGTCGATGGTCAATCATGAGTTAATGGTCATACGTGGTGAGGGCGACCATAAGAGCATCCAATTTAAAGGGATGACACATCAGCAGTTTTTCTTCATCGCCCTTGTAGATTTTCTATCAAAGACAGATGCAAAAGCCCCCGTTCCATCAGCAACCTACCTAAGCGCTCTAAGGGGCATTAGCGATACTCCAAGCTTCTCCGTGGGGAACTCTGTGAGTGATTTGAGAAAATCAGTGAATATTTTTGCTGATTGGTTGAATGAGAAAATCACCGTCGCCCTTTGGTTGCCATCGCTAGATCTTGAAACCGAGGTCCAAATCTCAAGGCTCTTGCTGCTTAAAATCGTCGGCAACGTTTCAAAGCACAACACTTTGCGATCTGTCGGAGTCGCAGCGGACTTGCGGAGCCTTCTGCAAGAAGCAGGTCATGACTTTGACTTATTCCAAGCAATGCTCGCTCAAGAAGAAATATACGAGTCCTTTCATGACAACGTATCCATGTATCACGCAAGCACAATTGTTGAGTTTCTAAACAATATTTACTGGGGGATTCAAAACTATTTGTTGCCGGAGTACTCACGTAGCTTTACTCCTGACGGTGGTGGTTCATCACGCTACAAATTTCTATATCCCGACACACTTGAAAACCCTTACGCAAGACACTGTTATTGGGGCTTAATGAATCAAATCCGCTCGGAACCGATTTTTGAACCCTTCACCGTGACGGAGCACCTCAAAGGCCAATACTGAGTCTGTTCACGGCAGTCTTTAAACTCGATTAAAAGCCTTAGGCCGTCCATTCGCCCAATCTGTGCGCATCACCTTCAGCTGAAGCGCACAGACCATGAAGCCACTCCACATTTTCAAGCCGGGCAACCACGTCACCATGAGTGGCGCCTGCATCTCCTTTGGCGAGTCCGATCTGGCCGCCACCGTACTCGCCTACGATCCGGCATTGCATGAAGCTCCGCTGGTCATCGGCCATCCCAAGCACGATGCACCTGCAGCCGGTTGGGTCAAATCGCTTTCGACCGCCCCTGACGGCCTGGTCGCAGTTCCACATGAGGTTGATGTGGCCTTTGCGGATTTGGTGGCGCAAAAGAAATTCAAGAAGATCTCTGCCTCCTTCTATCACCCCGACGCCGCCAACAACCCGGTGCCGGGCGTGTACTACCTACGTCATGTCGGCTTTCTCGGGGCGCAGCCGCCGTCAGTCAAAGGGCTCCGCCCCATCGAACTGGCGGAGGACGAGGAAGGCGTCGTCGAGTTCGGCGACTTCGGCGATAGCGTTTCGGCCGGAGTGTTCCGCCGCCTGCGCGAGTGGCTCATCGACAAGTTCAGTCAGGAAGACGCTGACCGCGTTGTTCCTGGTTGGGACGTGGACAACTTGCTGGCGGAGTCCCGCCGCGAAGTCGACAGCCCCGCATTCACCGAACCCACTCCATCCAACAAACCCACCACCGAGGAACACCCCGTGAACCCAGCGGAAAAAGCCGCCCTGGAGGCGGAAAACACTCGCCTCAAAACTCAGTTGGCCGCACACCAGGAACGGGAGCAGAAGGAACAGGCTGCCCAACGTCATACCAAGAACCTGGCTTTCGCTGAAGGCCTGGTTGGTGCAGGCAAGCTGCTGCCCAAACACACCGCCGCACTGATCGCCGCCTTGGACTTCGCCGAGGCAGGTGATGCACCGCTGGAGTTCGGCGAAGGCGATCAACGCAAGCCGGTTATCGACGGCCTCAAGGCAATCTTCGACGACCTGCCGCAACAGATCGACTTCGCGGAGCAAGCGAGCAAGCACCGCCAGGGCGATCTGCATGTCCCAAGCGATCTGGAGTTCGCCGAGAAGAACACCGACCCCGACCGCCTCAGCTTGCACAACCGTGCAACTGCCCTGGCCGCCGACAAAAACATCCCTTACGAGTCGGCGGTTCGCCAACTCATCAAGTAACAAGGAGTCATCATGGCTGATCGTTTGAGCAAACTGCGGATCGTTGATCCGGTTCTCACTAACCTGGCGCGTGGTTATCGCAATGCCCAATACATCGGCGAGGGCTTGTTCCCTATTGCGCTGATGGACAAGGAAGCCGGGGTCATTCCGGTGTTCGGCAAGGAGGCTTTCGAGGTCTACGACACCGAGCGGGCAATCCGTGCCCAATCCAACGTCATGACCCCGGATGATGTTGACGGTCTCGACGTGGTGCTGCGTGAACATGACCTCGCTTATCCCGTGGACTACCGCGAGAAGAACGAGTCCATGTTCGATGCTGAAGCCCGAGCCTCTCGACGCGTCGTCAACGCCATCGACCTGCGCCGCGAGGTGCTCTGCGCCAAATTGGCGCAAAACCCCAACACTTTCCTTCCAGGTGCCAAGGTCACCCTGTCCGGCTCCAGCCAATGGAGCAATGGCGGTGGCGATCCCATCGCCGTGGTTGAGCAAGGCAAGGAAGTGGTTCGTAGTCGAATCGGTATTCGCCCTAACACCATGACCATGGGCGCTTCGGTGTATCAGTCTCTGAAGTTCCACCCAAAGCTTCAGGCGGCCTTGGGTTCGACCGAACGCAAGCTGATCACCGTTGAACATCTGAAAGCCCTGTTCGGTATCCAGGACATTTTGATCGGTGAATCCCTGGCGGGCTCGGTCAACACCTCCGATATCTGGAGTGACAACATGACGTTGGCCTATGTGGCCAAGCCTGCAGCTGGCGCCGAGGCCGACTACGACGAGCCGAGCTTCGGCTACACCCTGCGCCGTAAGGGTATGCCCGAGATCGATACCTATGACGGCTCGGGCGGCAAAGTGCGCTTCGTTCGTAACACTGACATCTACAAGCCCGTGGTCGTGGGCGCTGATGCCGGTTACCTGATTTCCGATATCAACGTCTGAGGTTTCCATGGCTACGAAGAAGACAGGACAAGACCAGGACAGCGCATTGGTAAATGCTGAAGAAGTGGCTCCGGGGGATGTCGGCCAAGCCGCAGTGGGCGCCCCAGCCTCTGCAGCACCTTCGCAATCAGGCGCTCCTTCACCAAGCACGACGGCAGTTGACGCAACTGCTGCCCCAGGTTCTGCCCAGGAGCTGCCTGGTTACCTGGTTACGGATGTGTCGTGCGTGTTGCATGACGGCACCTGGTATCACCAGGGCGATGAAGTTTTCCTGAACGACAAGGACGCGGTGCCGCTGTTGAACCGCCGAATTATCAAACCGTTGCGGAGCGAAAAATGAAGACTCAACAACCTGTTCTTACCATCTCGGTGGTCGCCCTGGTCGATCTTCCCCGCAACCGCTTTGCCAGCTTTGCTGGTGGGCTCTGCGGGGCTGGTGCCAAGGCCCTGGGCACGGTTCAAGCCGATACCGAAGCTGACAGTGTGGCTCCGGTCAATGTGCTGGGTATCTGCCTGATCACAGCGGGTGCAGCGGTCGTGGCCGGTGTCGAGGTCGAGTCGGACGCCTCGGGACGTGCGGTGACTCTCGCTTCTGGTAAGTCGAACGGCTTCGCCATGGACGCAGCAACTGCTGCAGGTGATGTCATCCGTATCGTCCGGGGAATTTGACCAGTCATGCGCTACTGCAGCCGTGATGACATCGGGCGGGCTATTCCAGAGCTGACCCTTGTTCAGCTCTCGAACGATGACCCCGCAGCCGAGCAGCCCAACGAGAACGTGATCGAGGATGCCGTCCGCCAGGCAGAGGAGCTGGTTGATGGCTATCTACGTGGTCGTTACGACTTGCCACTCAATCCAGTGCCAACCGTGTTGCGGGATGCAGTCGTCTACCTGGCTCGCCACTGGCTCTATCAGCGCCGCCCGGAAGGTGCGTTGCCCGACGCGGTAAAGGACAGCCGCAAGGACACCATCAAGCTCCTGGAGAGCATCCGCGACGGCGTGGTCACCCTGGGTATGCCCAGTGGTCAGGCCACGCCCGAGCCGGGTGAAGTCCGTGTTCGCGCTCGTCGTCAACAGTTCGGTGGTGACCTTTGGAAGCAATACCGATGAACCGGTCCAAAACCCAAACCAAGGAGCTGCTGGATGCCATGCATCAGCGCCTGCAGGAGACCTTCAGCAAGACGCTGATGGTCGAGCTGTTTCCTGAAAACCCTGCGGCCTACCGCCTGAACCACCCCCGAGGGGCGATATTGCTGGCCTACGGCAAATCGACCTTTGGCGGATCAGAAGCCAACGATGCGGTGTTCCAGACCCGCACCCTGATTATTCGGTTGACCCTGGTGTTTCGCCAGCTCAATGGCAAGGACGGGGTGATCGGCTACCTGGACGAGATCCGCGAATGCCTGACCGGCTGGTTCGCCCCGCACTGCGACCAGGCCTGCCGCCCCGTGGCCGAACAGTTCATTGGTCAGGTCAGCGGACTATGGCAATACGGCCAGGACTTTTCCATGCGCGCCACTCAACTACAAACGATGACTCAACCTGGTGGTGCGCTATTAATCCAACCCTTTTTTGAGGGGGTCCAATGAACCTAACTCGCTACATCTATATGGGGCCACCCAGCGCCGCCTCCCTGCGGGTAGGCGATGAACTGCTTGAAGTGCAACTGCATACCAATGAAAGCGTTGAGCTGCCCCCGGGCCACGAATACACCAAGGTATTGCTGGAACTGAAGCATTTACGGGCAATGCCGGTCGAGGCTAAAGCCTCCTCCAAGTCTGTTGCCGAGGTCGCACCAAAGGGAGCGAAATCTTAATGGCCAGCACCACTGAACGCGACTTCATCGCCCGTCAACAGGTTATCCGTCAGGCCATGCTCGGAGCCCTCTATGAGAAGCGCAAAACCGGGCAATCAGGATTCTCGCGAGACCTGACACATACCTTGGGACATGACCCGCAAGAGTGCGTGTTCGCACTTGAGTTCCTGGTTGAAATGGGCCTTGTCCGTCACGAGTCCATTCATTGCCGGATCACCGCGCAGGGCATTACTTACTTTGAACAGAGGGTGTCTGCATGAGCGCCAATTACTTACACGGCATTGAAACCACCGAGATAGAGCGAGGCCCTAGGGCAATCAAGGTGGTCAAGTCTGCAGTCATTGCCTTGGTCGGCACCGCACCCATAGGGCCAGTCAATCAACTGACGCTGTGCTTGACCGAGGGCGATGCTGCCCAGTTCGGCACCCACCTTACTGGCTTCAGCATTCCCGAGGCCCTGGACGGCATCTATGACTTCGGCTCAGGTACTGTGCTGGTGGTCAATGTCCTCGATCCGGCGATTCATCGGACGGATGTGTCGGGCCAGGCTCGCCAGTTCGGCGACAACGATCTCCTGCAGCTCGGGCACGGTGCGTTGCAACAGCTGAAAGTGAAGTCGGCGGATGACACCAACACCTATACGCTAGCCACTGACTACACCGTGGACATGCTGACTGGTCGGGTAAAACGCCTGGCGACAGGGATTATTCCAGCCAAGGCCCAGGTGAAAGTGGATTACACCCACGCTGACCCGTCCAAGATCACGCCTGCCGAGGTTATTGGTGCGGTGACGTTGGCAGGCCGCCGTACCGGCTTGAAGGCGTTCCAGGATAGCTACAACACCCTGGGCTTCTTCTCCAAGATTTTCATCGCCCCTGGTTTCAGTACCCTTAATGCGGTGGGTGTCGAACTTATCTCAGAAGCTACCAGGGTTGGCGCCGTCGCCTACATCGACGCGCCGATCGGCGTAACGGTGCAACAGGTGATTGCCGGTCGTGGGCCGGTGGGCGCCATCAACTTCAACACCAGCAGCGACCGAGCCCGTTTGTGCTACCCGCACGTCAAAGTGTACGACGCTGCAACCAACGGCGAACGCCTGCAGCCACTGTCGATCCGTGCTGCAGGCCTGCGGGCCAAGGTGGACAACGACAAGGGTTACTGGTGGAGCAGCTCCAACCAGGAGCTGCTCGGCATCATCGGGCTGGAGCGCCCGTTGACGGCGCGAATCGATGATCCGAACAGTGAAGTCAACCTGCTGAACGAAGTAGGCATCACCACCGTCTTCAACTCATTCGGCACCGGCCTGCGCTTGTGGGGCAACCGTACAGCGGCCTGGCCGAACGTGACCCATATGCGCAACTTCGAAAACGTCCGGCGTACAAAGGACGTGGCCGATGAGTCGATCCGCTACAGCTCGCTGCAGTTCGTGGACATGCCGATCACCAACTCGCTCATCACCAGCATCACAGAGAGCGTCAACCTGTTCCTGCGCAAGCTGATCGGCGATGAAGCCTTGATCGGCGGTGAATGCTGGTATGACCCAGCGCGAAACCCTCAGACGGAGCTGGAAAAAGGACATGCGTTGTTCAACTACAAGCTGACCGTGCCGCTGCCATTTGAGCGCGGAACCTTTGAAACCGAAATCACCGGGGAATACCTGGTCAACCTGGGAGCCAAATAATGGCTGGCTTTAGTGCTCACCGTGTTTCCAACGCCGCGATTTACCTGGACGGTGCCAGCTTCTTTGGCCGCGCCGAAGAGATCGATCTGGGCTCGGTCAAGACCGTGACCAGCGACTTCCAGGGACTGGGAATGGTTGGCCTGATCGAACTGCCAGACGGCATCGACAAGCTGGAGGGCAAGATCATCTGGAACAGCTTGTACTACGACGCGGCGGTCAAGCTGGTCACCCCGTTCAAGAGCGTGCAATTGCAGTGTCGTTCCAACGTCCAGGTGTTCAACAACGGCGGCCTGGTCAATGAAGTGGCCCTGGTGACGATGATGACAATCACCGGCAAAGAGTACCAACTGGGCAGCCATAAACCACGAGACCCGACCAAGTACGAGACTCCGTTCTCGGCAACATACGTGCGTCAGGTACTGGATGGGCAGGAGGTAGTGCTGCTCGATTACTTGGCCAACATCTTCCGCGTCGGCGGTCAGGACCAGTTGGCCAAGTACAAGAAGAACATCGGGCAAGCGTAAACACCGTCTGAGCACCAAGTCTGATCAAAGCCCCGCCATTGCGCGGGGATTTGCTTTGAGGTCATCATGCGGCCAGCAGCAGACCACCGCGGCGTCCCACATTCGTAAGGAGCACGACATGTTCGAAGATTTTATGACCGATACCATCTGTCTTCAAAAGCAGAACGGTGAGAAGACGGAGATGATCAAAGCCTCTGTCCAAAGCAAAGGGGTCTTCTTGGACCGCTCCGACATTTTGGTTGAAGTCGGCGACCTGATTGAGAGGCGTATGTCAAACGGTGGGATCGAGACCTTTGAGGTTCTTGATCCAGGGTTCCATGAGGCTTTTGAAGGAATCCCTGCACACTATCAGATGAAGGTTAAAAAGCTCGGTGTCCCCGAAGCCAAGGCCCGAGTGGAGCGTATTACCTACAATTTTCATGGTCACAATGCGCGGGTCAACAATAGCTCTGTCGATAACTCGACAAATACTGTGACCATGGGGGGCGAGCTACAGGACTACGTGAGCGGACTGAGGCAGATCATTTCTACTCTTGAGACCGCTCAGCAAAAAGAAGCGTCCGAAATCGTAGATGCTGTTGAGGCTAATCTGTCCTCTCAGAAACCCAGCAAGCCCGTTGTCTCAGCATTGCTAAGTGCCTTACCCCATGTCGCCAGCATCAGCACCATCGCCTCTGCCATAATCGCAGCTCTGTAATCGAAGCCCCGCCAATTGTGCGGGGCTTCGTCTTTAAACTCGATTAAAAGCCAACGCCACGACCAGGTGCGATGCTCATGACTCATTTAGAGCAACTGATCATCACTTGGAGTAACGACCGTGGCCGACGCCCTCAGCATTCCCCTCAAGTTCCCTTTCACCTCTGCAGCCGGTGTGTATATCAGCTCGCTGCCCATCACTCGGTTGAAACGCAAAGACATCAGCGCCGCGCAGAACCATACCAAGGACGAGGCTGTTCTGGAGGACTTCCTGCTCGCCAAGATGACCGGCCTCACCATCGAAGACCTGATGGACCTGGACATCGCCGACTCCAAGACAGTCGTCGAGGTGTTTCGGGAAATGGCTGGCGGAGGAGACCTTGCTGCAGTCCTGGGACGAAGCGCTACTGCTGGTATTGAGGATGCAGCCATCTGAGATCGATGAGCTGGATATGGAACGGTACTGGTTTTGGGCTGACGTGTGTAGGCGAGAAATCGACCGTCGCAACGAGATAGCCGAAGCACAGCGCTAAGCATTCTGCTCACACCTAGAGCCTGTACCGTCCGGCGCCCCTGACCTTGGGGCGCTCCCTCAATTAGATAGCCTGCAGAGTACTCCATGGCGAATGAAGTCTTAGTCGGACTGCGAATAGGCGCCGCTGTATCGGGCTCCTTGAGTGCCGCGTTCGGTTCTGCCAAGTCAACGGTGCAGCAACTCGGGCGTGCGACTGATGGTCTGACGGCCAAGCAAAAACTCATCGGGACCGAACTTGCCGCATCCATCGCTCGCGGTGGCTCGGGCATCGAGCGCATGCGCCGCCAGTATGACCAGGTCGGCCGAGTGATTGAGCAATTGAAGGTCAAGCAAGACGGCCTCAACGCCAGCATTGCCAGAGGCGCCACACTTAAAAACCAACGCAGCGAGCTTCGTGGCCAGGCCATGGAAACCTTGGGTACGGCTGCGGTTGTCGGCGCTCCTATTGTGCAGTCGATGCGTACAGCCATCGAATTCCAAGACCAGACCAACGATATCTCAATCACTGGTGGCTTCGATAAGGCGCAGGAAAAAGGCCTCGGCGATGTGATGCGCGGCGCCGCTCTTAAGTGGAATCAGACTCAAACTGAGGTGGCCAACGGCACCGCCGTATTGATTGCTGGCGGCATTTCCAACGTTAAGGAGCTAGAGGCATACGCCCCCGTGATGGCGAAATCGGCCACCGCGACTCGGGCTAGCATGGATGACCTCGGCTCTGTGGCGATTGCGCTCAATGACAATTTGGGTATTGGTGCAGCTGGGCTTGAGCGCTCAATGAACATGTTGGCGTTCGCGGGCAAGAGCGGCCAGTTTGAACTCGCGAACATGGCCAAGTGGTTACCCCAACTTACGCCGCAGTTTGCCGCCCTTGGTATTACCGGTGAGCGTGCGGTTGCCGAAATCGGTGCTTCCTTGCAGATAGCCCGCCGAGGTGCGGGCACCAACGACGAAGCGGCAAACAACTTCAAGAACTTCCTTTCCAAACTTAGTGCACCGGAAACAATCAAGGCATTTGAGAAGGCGGGGATTGACCTTAAAAGAAGCATGAAAAACCTGGTTCGTGAGGGGCTTTCGCCTGCTGAAGCCATGATTAATATTCTAACTAAGCACTTAGGCACCAAAGGACCAGCCGCTGCCAACGCGTATAGCAAGGCACTGGATATAAAAGATCAAAAAGAGCGTGAGACGGCGCTCACCAGGCTTGATGAGGCTTATAAGCTCGGGGAGTTGTTTGCCGATCAGCAGGTGCTGTCCTTCGTGCGCCCAGCGCTTGCTAATCAGAAAGACCTCACCGGTATCAAACAAGGCAGCAAGGACGCCGCTGACAAAGGTGTTCTTGATCAAGACTGGGCCAGGCGAATGGAGAGCCCCAAAGAGCAGCTTAAAGAGCTGCGCAATAACCTTAGCGACATAGGAATCTCAATTGGTAACGCGTTGTTGCCGGCCATCGTCGAGGTGAGCCGCGCCGTTGTTCCACTTATGCAGTCATTCTCTACCTGGGCTGGCGAGAACCCCGCTCTTATCAAAGGAATCGTCAGCCTAGTCGGCGGCCTGCTACTCACCAAGTTAGCTTTCATCGGTGTTGCTTACGGGGCCAACCTGGTGATATCGCCTTTTGTGGCAGTGGGCACCACCATCAGGACGGTATCAGCAAAATGGACTCTGTTGCGTGGGCTTTGGCAAATGGGCAAGTTCACCCCGTTGATCACCGGCCTCAGCCGCGTCGGTAGCGGGCTGGCGACAGTTGCAAGGTACAGCGGCCTGTTCCTACGCGGCGTCGGAATGGCCTTGGGTGCTCCGCTGACCATGATTGCTCGTGGCGCGCTTGGGTTGGGCAAAGTCCTGGGGGGGACGTTGTTGTTCGGCCTTAAGCTGGCTGGCCAGGCCGTACTGTGGTTGGGGCGTGCCCTGATGATGAATCCTATCGGACTCGCTATCACGGGCATCGCCTTGGCTGCTTACCTGATCTACCGCTATTGGGAACCCATCAAGACTTTCTTCTCTGGTCTATGGGCCGAGGTCAAGGAAGGCTTCAATGGAGGCCTGACGGGCATCATCGGTTTGCTGATCAATTTCTCTCCCATTGGCTGGTTCTACCGGGCCTTTGCGGCCGTGATGGATTACTTCGGCATTGAGTTGCCTGGGAAATTTACCGAGTTCGGCAGCATGCTGATAACGGGCCTAGTCAATGGCATCACCAACATGGCCGGATCTCTCAAAGACAGCGTCATAGGCGTCGGCTCATCGGTCAAAGGCTGGTTCACCGAGACTCTCGGTATTCAGTCGCCAAGCCGCGTGTTCATGGGCTATGGCGCAAACATCAGTGAAGGCGCCGCCATCGGGATCAGCTCCCAGGCTGGCCTGGTACGCAACGCAGCATTAGGTATGGCCGCGCAATCGAAAGTCGATTTGCTGCCGCCCGATCCTGTAGCCGTCTCCAGGGCCAGCATGATGGGCGGTGGCGCGTCTTCAGGCGGCGGCCAGTCGGTCTTCAACTTCTCGCCTCAGATCACGGTGCCAGGTGGCTCAAGTGTGCGTGATCAGGTCGGCCAGGTCTTGCAGTCTAGCTATGCCGACTTTGTGCGGTTCATGGAGCGTTACGAGTACGACAAGCAACGCCGTAGTTATGGACCTGCAGCCGGAGGTGCAGCCTGATGTTCGCAATCCTAGGGGACATTGAATTCACCCTTGCCGGTGGCATTACAGGTATGGAGCAACGCGGATCAGCCGACTGGGCAGAGCATCCTCGCATCCAGGGCAAGCCCTTGCTGGAGTGGATTGGTGAGGGCCTGGACGAATACAGTTTGACCATCGAGCTGCATTCAGTCCTAGGCGACCCCGAGGCGCGACTGCGGGCTTTGCAAGCGGCAAAAAAAAAGCATGAGCCATTGGCATTCGTCATGGGGAGCGGCCAGTACCTGGGGCCGTATGTCATCGTCGATCTGAGCAACGCCATCCACCGCGCTACTGACAACGGTCAGATCAGATCCGCAACAGTCCAAGTGAGCTTGAAAGAGTACACGGGAGCATTTACCCGCAAGGCTCTTCGTCCTGGTTTACTTGATCCATCCGTCAGCGGGACCTCTGCAGCGGTAGTCGGTTCTCCTGGGCTGATCTCCAGGATGCTGCCTTCTCCCAGCACAACCCAGTTGGTGATAGGTCACGCGAAAACTGCAGGCAACGTACTGAAGGCAGGCCAGAACCTCTATGAGACGGTCAAGAGCGGCAATGCCTCAATGATCCTGGGCCAGGTCCCCCAGTTGCTGGGAGTGACCGCTCGGGCAATCGAGCCGCTGCAGGGACTAAAGGAAACGGCTGGCCTGCTCGATGATGGCTCTGACTTGTCACGCCTGGGCGAGGACGTGCTCTCAAGCGTCGTGGGCGCTCGATCCAGCTTGAGCCCTGTAGACCTGGGCAACATCGTTGACCGCTTCGCCGCGTCGAGAGAGTCACTTGGCCAGGCACTGACCAAGATGGACGGCGCCAGTACCCGACTCTCCGGCCTGGCTGCGCAAGTTCTCACGAGGAAGGCATGATGTTTCTTGTCCATGTCACCACAGAGGGAGAGCGCTGGGATCAACTGGCCTGGCTTTACTACGGTGACGCTTACCGGTATCTGCCGATCGTTGAGGAAAATCCTCATGTGCCAATCACCGCCGCGCTGCCTGCAGGCCTGACCTTGGCCATTCCAATGATTGAGCCCAAACCTGCAGCGGAGGACCTGCCGCCATGGATGCGATAACACCTGCACAGGTGCCTGAGGCGCGCTTTGTTCTGACCTACCAGCAGCGCAACATCACCCGGAACATCAGTGAGCACCTGATATCGCTAACTTATCAGGACTTCCTGAGCGGTGAGGCCGACAACCTGGATGTCGAGCTGGAGGACTCAGAGGGCAAGTGGCGAGACGCTTGGTATCCGGGACACGGCGATACCTTGGCGCTGGCCATCGGATGGGCTGGGCAGCCCCTACGGACCGTGGGCCGGTTTGAAATCGACGGCATCGAGCTGCGTTGTCCGCCCTCGACGATCACTATTCGTGCCCTCGGCACGGGCATCAACACCCCGCTGCGCACTCCAGAACACAAGGCCTACGAAAACACCACCCTGGATGCCGTTGCCAAGCAGATAGCCGCACGCCAGGGGTTGCTCCTTGTCGGTAGCATCGAACCGATCAAACTCGACAGGTTGACCCAGCAGGAGTCGGACCTGGTCTTTCTGCGTAAGCTCGCCGAGGAGTATGACTATGCCTTCAAAGTCACCGGCAACAAGATGGTGTTCCATGCCATCAGTGAGCTTACCCGAGGCGCACCTGTGACAACTCAAGTCCTCGGTGACCTGGCCAACGTCAACATACGGGACCAGATCCGCGACATCCCCAAGGCCGTGAAGGTCAAACACAAAGACCCAGCCAGTAAAAAACTGGTCGCCTATGACATCGTCAACGGCGAGACCGTCGCGGTCCCCAGCAGCGCCAGTAAGACGACAACCAGTGGTGACACCAAGAAGAAGCGTAAGCGCACGGCCTCGGCTGAAGAGGCGAAGGCCAAGGCTAAAGCCGAGCTAGCCAGGACCAACAGGGAGCGGACAAAGGGCAGCTGGACGGCAATGGGACGCCCCAACCTGGTCAGCGGAAACATCGTCACCCTGGCCGTTGCAGGCAAGCTCGGGGGCAACTACCTGATCACTTCCGCTCGCCATGAAATGACGCGCAGTGGCGGCTACATCGTTGATATGGAGGCGTGTCGGATCTCGGCGGCCTCGATCTCCATGACGCTGGAAAACACCAAGCCAGACCTTGCCCTATCGACATACGGCATCGAGCGCGAGGTAGTGGCGTGATGGGCGTTGAACTGGAGTACGGTGAAGTCAGCGCCGTGGACTACCTGACATGTCGCATCCGGGTTCGCCTTGATGAGCGAGATGGTGTCGAGAGCTACTGGCTCAACGTACCCCAGCGCAACACCCAGGGCACGAAGCGCCGCCTATTGATGCCCGAACTTGGGGAACAGGTCGCCGTGCTGCTCGATGCCGATGGCGTGGGTGGTGTGTACCTGGGCGGGGTCTATTCAACAGCAGAACCGCCGCCAGTGGTCGATGAGGACACGGATTATGTACGTTTCAGCGATGGGACTGTCTCAACCTACGACCGTGCAGCCGGGGTCATGATGCTGGACTGCGTGGGAGCTTTGCTTGTGAAATGCGGGCGAAATATCACGGTTGAAGCTGGGGAGCCGGTGGTGGTCAAGGCGCCCTCAGCGACATTGAACATCCCACAGGTCACGCTGAATGGAAACCTGCAGATGAAAGGTAATCTGCAGGTCGATGGGAACGTCAGTGCGAGTGGAACGGTGATCGACGTAGGGGGTAATTCAAACCACCACAGTCACTAATAGCGCAGTGGAAGAACAACCTCATTTGTCTGTCTGAGAACCAAACAAATACCCTGCAATTGCGCCCAGCACACCTATCGCAGCAGTAAAGCCATCGTCCTTTAGGACCGCTAACAGTGAGGTTAGAACAGCAACTAATACGATACCCACGACACGGAGGTTCATTGGACCGAACCCATCTTTCATTTTACAGAACACCCCTATCAGGGTGCCGCCGCCGATTACGGCGATGATCCAGACTACTAGCTGCTCCATTGTGTCTCCGTCCATGGTTTCGGTTGGTTTCGGGTCACATTCTAGGCCGTCTTTAAACTCGATTAAAAGCTAGAGCCGTTCAGTTTCAGCACCATGGGCGCATGAATACGCCCATCTCCTATACCAGCATCACCGCCGCCCACTGGCAGCCCGCCCTCGGTACTTCCGGCGAGGTGGTCGAGGGCCTGCGCGACATCGACCAGGCGATCCGCATCATCCTGACAACCCCCAAGGGTAGTGATGCACACCGGCCAGAGTTCGGCAGCAACATCCATCTGTACATCGACTGGCCTGTCAATCGAGTGATTCCGCACCTGGTGCGCGAGGCGGTTGATTCGATTCGCCAGTGGGAGCCACGGGTTTCCGTAGTCCAGGTACAGGTGGCCATTGAGGGCTCGCAGGTGACTCTGCGGGTTCAATGGCGTGTTGCGGATGGTGTCACCCAGTTGACCGAGGTGTCCTATGCGCGAGCTACCTAAACCGGTATTCGTCGAGATCAATCCAGCCGCCAACGAGGCGGACTTGATTGCTCGATATGAGGGCAAGACAGGAAAGACCCTGTATCCGGCGCAAGTAGAGCGACTGTTCATAGACCAGGTCGCATATGCCCAGACGCGGCTGCAGTTGGCTATTCAGAGCGCTGGCGAGCAGCTCCTGGTGCGTTATGCCAAGGCCCCGATACTCGATTACCTAGGCGAATTGGTGGCGACCCCGAGGCTGTTGGCCGTTCCCGCCCGCTGCCCCCTGCAGTTCCGTATCCCGACTGCTTCGCAGCAGCCGCTGCTGATACCAGCAGGCACCCGCGTCAGTACCCAGGACGCCAAGCTTTCGTTCCTGACAGACCAGGATGCCCTCATACCGACCGGGCAAATGCAGACCAACGTGATAGCGACCTGTTTGACTGCCGGTGTCCTGGGCAACGGATGGGCTGTCGGCCAAATCAGCAGCATTGCCAACCCACCTGCAGCCGGTCTGATCGCCACCAACACCAGCGTCACTGCAGACGGCGCAGAGGACGAGGACGATGACCGCTATCGCGAGCGTATCATTCTTGCACCGGAGGCATTCAGCAATGCGGGCAGCCGTGGCGCGTATCGCTACCACGCGCTGGCAGTGCATCAGTCCATCATCGATGTGGCCGTGCATGGGCCAGACGAAGGCCAGCCGGCTTGCCCTCAGTTGACCTGCTTCAGCGCGTCAAGAACCAGGTGAGTGGCGAGAAAGTACGCCCACTGTGCGACACGGTACATACCTATGCACCCACCGAGGTCATCTACGAGATCAAGGCGCGCATCACCTTCTATGACTCTGCAAGTCGTGAAGGCGCTATGAAGATGGCTCAGGCTGCAGCGCAAGCCTACGCCGTTGAACGACGTGCAGGCCTTGGACGTGATCTTGTCCAGGAGCAACTCACCGCGCTGCTGCAGGTGAATGGTGTGTATCGAGCAGACGTTGAGCTTCCGAGCGCTGTACGCGAGCTGCAGGGGCACGAGTGGGCAAACTGCACCTCTATCCAGTTGTTGGATGCAGGGTTCGTCTATGGCTAACCACCAACTGCCACCGGCGCTGGCCGGTGATGAGCGCTTTGCAATGCTCTGCGGATTGCTTGACGAAACACTGGAGGGCCTCGACCTCAATGCCATGTTGGTTTATCTGGTCGACTTGGTGAAACCCGCATTGCTGCCAAATTTGGCAGATCAGTTTTCCCTGCTCGATGAGGCGGCGTGGCAACTGGCCGAGTCCGATGAAGCCAAGCGCAACCTGGTCAAGAGCGCCGCCCAGTTGCATCGATACAAAGGCACTCCCTGGGCTGTGCGAGAGGTCATCCGCTTGCTTGGCTTCGGCGAGGTAACGCTCCAGGAGGGCATGAACAACCGCCTGCGTGATGGATCGATCACCCGAAATGGCAGAAATGTCCATGGTGATCCTTCAGCCTGGGCCCTTTATCGCGTTGTGCTTCAACGCGCCATAACCAACGACCAGGCCGCGCTCCTGCGCCGCCTTCTTCTATCCGTAGCGCCCGCACGCTGCCGCCTGGTGACCCTCGACTATCAGTCTGTCGCGATCCGGCACAACGGCGTTGCGCGTCGCGATGGCCAATACAACCATGGGAGCAGCTAATGGCCGATCTACCCGAGTCCAATGAGTGGACAACTGGCATTTATCAACTCGAAACCTCAGACCCTGTCCTCGGCGGCCCTGAAGGCATCGACAATCTGCAGGCCAAGCAGCTTGCGAACCGTACATTGTGGCTGAAGGACAAAACTGAATCGCTGGGTGTTTCTCTTGCAGGGAAAGCCGGGAAAGCAACGACGCTTGGCGGTTACGGCATCAGTGATGCGTTCACCAAGCCCGAAGTCACTTTAGCCATCCAACAAGCGATAGCGAGTCTAGTGGCATCATCACCAGCAGCGCTCGACACACTCAAGGAGTTGGCTGACGCGCTGGGTAATGACCCGAACTTTGCCACTACCATGACAAATGCTCTGGCTGGCAAGGCGAACAAGGCCGCCACTCTCGCT